CATACTGGTAGCCGCAGACCGGGCAGGGTTTACCAAGGATGCCGTCGGGGTGTTCATCAGGGTGAAGCCATCCGAGGGTCTTTGTTTCGGTCGCTCCAGTCATCCCGGGATAAAGCGGTTTCTGCGGCTCGTAATACAAAGCCGCCTCGCCCGAGATTTCGTGAGGGAGCGTAAGGCTGTACGGCAATTTGGCAACTTCGATCTGGTCATCGCTCAGAGCAGCGGTCATGCCATCGCAGAGCATTTTCCACGATCTTTTCTTCATGGATTCCTGCCGCCGAAGGGTTTTGCTGTTTAGCCGATAGTGGTACAGCGTGACAGGCGTGACGGCCAGCTTGTTCCATCCAAGTTCTTTCTGGTGCTTGCAGTACGGCCGCATATCGTTCAGATGCCACTCATCCCAGATGGAGCAGAACTTGTCGAGCATTTCCCGCGTCCATTCATCGCATGGGCAGCCTTCGCGGATTTCATCAACGCACTGGCCGGCGCTGCCACGGTGGCCACCGCTGCGCAGAGGGCCGATAACGCCGGTGATGCTGAGTCTGCCATTCTCAAACTGGATTTTGCAGAACGCCCGTGCAGTAGCTTCATTGCCGCTGCGGGTGTAGACCGTGCAGAGACACGGGCTAACGACCTTTTTCATATCACTCTCTCCCCTTTCGTGCTTCTTCCGCGATCTTGTCAATGTTGCGATTGAGCAATTCGTTCATGTCCAAGAGCCGCTGTTCGAGGATTTCAAAGAACTGCTTCGTGACGGTCTCCCTGCTGATGACGTGGCAGTTGCAGTGAACTGCAAGAATCACGTCTTCAAACGTGATGCCGTCCAGCAGGTTATCGCAGGCCGCTAAGTCATCGCCAAGAACCCATTTCCGTTCTTCCATTTGGACTCCTCCTTTTTCAGATGGACGCGCAGAAGTCGCCGAGCTTCTGCCACAGGTTGAACGTCTTCCGGCTCATCTGCACGGTATCGGGAACGCCCCGGCCGACCGTCCAGTTGTGAGCCATGCGGAACAGCCGCCCCGCAGCCTCCCGCTCCGATTCGCTGAAATCAGCCAGCCATGCCCTGCGGCGGCGACCGCTGCTCCAAGTGCAGCCGTAGCGAACCATGCAGATGAGGTCGTACGGGATGTTCGCCCGGACTTCCTCAACGGTGAGCTTCATCATCCGCTTTGCCATATCACTCATCCTCCTTAATCCTGAAAAAAGCCATTGCGCTTGCCTTGATGCTGCTCGGCCATCCGTCCGGGTAGGGCCGCTGCGTACCATCCGTAAAGGGAACCATTGCGGTGGCCTCTACGGCCAACATCTCGCCCTCGTACTGGTAGGGGCGGCAGCGGAACGTGCGGAGCTGGATGCTCTCGCATTCCATCGTACCGGCTCCCATACGCCGCAGATCATCCGCATTGTGTGCCGCGTTCGGGTCATACCCGGCGGCTTTCATGTGGTCCAGAACCGTCATATCAGGCAACCTCCTTTCTGACGACATTCAGGCAGATGTAGAACCGGCCATCGAGGTCTTCAACCTCCCAGAAGTAGCCGCCGGTGTACTTGCCATCGGTCAGCGCCTTGTCCTGCCAGAAGCCTTCCTTGATGCACTCCGTGATGGTTTCCTGCCAGCCATCAAAGCGTTCATCCCCGGCCAGCGCCTTGAAGAAGCGGTTGACTGCGGTCTGCCACATCTTGCAGTCGGTGATGAGGTCGGCGCAAACCATGCCGTTCGGCTTGTTCACGATGGCGACCAGATCAACGTCCTGCCGGTGTTCGTCCTGCTCGAAAGCCTCGAAGCTGCTGTATTCTTTCACCTTCAGCATTTCTAAATCCTCCGTGTTTTGGTAAGTTGTTTTCCGTATCTTCATTCTAACTTACCGGTCTGGTAAGTCAAACGTATGCTGAAGTTTTCACAAAAAATTTTACGGTATTCCGAAGATACTTTATGGAGGCTTAACCTACTTTACGGCTGAACCTTTCCAAGAACTGCTTGGCGATGTAGGGGCTGACCGGGGTGATGGTATGATGCTGGCATCCAGAAAGCTGGTAGAGGACGGTGAAGTAGTTCCCAGCGGCATCCTCGAACAGCTCCACATAGAAGTCCTCGAACATCACGGCCTTGTTCGAGCAGAGCGATTCTGCCTTCCGGGTGTCATATCGAACGCCGTCTACGGTCTGCGCTACGGCGGGACTGGTGCTGTTGCCCAGTTCCGGGAGACCAGCGCCGCTGGCATCGCTCATCGAAACCTCGTACCCGGCAAAGTGCAGAGCCTTTGACAGCTCATCGAAGGTGAGCGAGTTGTTCTTCAGCCGCCCGCTGAGGTTCTGCGGGGTCCAGCCCATGTGTTCGGCCAGCTCTTTCTGGGTCTTCCCTGCTCCAGCAAGGGCTGCGCGTACCATGTCAGATGCTCGCATATCATCAGCCTGCCTTTCCAGCCAGAACCCGATTCAGCAGGCTCTCGTACATGATCTGGAGCATTTCACACTTGGCTTTCGCTGCGGCCAGCTCCGCAGCCATGTTCGGATTTGACGCCGGCGTAGACACCTTGACATCCCGGATGACCGGAACTTCTTTCGTGACCTCCACGATTTTCTCTACGGGCTTTCCAACTTCCAGCTCCAGCGAGATCAGCATTGCAACCTCCACGTTGGTCATCTCTGCCGGGGTCAGATGGCCCTTGTAGCCCAGCAGGCGGTCAACCGATACGGTCGTAATCTGCTCACAGAGGGCAGTGCTTTCACGTTCAGAGCTGCGGATGAGAACGTGCGTCGGCAGGTCTTTCTTCGGTTGGGTGGTTAGGTATACGACCTCTACCGTCTCTGCACAGGCGTTGTTCTTCTCGTTGGAGACGATGATTGCCGGGCGTCCCGCCGCCTGCTCACAGCCGGTGTAGTTGTCCTTGCTCACATACCAAATGTCGCCGCGCTTGATTTCCATATCCTTACTCCTCCTTTGCCTGACGCTTCAGCTCGGAAGCATCAATGGTGATGCAGGTGGTGTTGGCGACGATGTTATCGGCAATCCCCTTTCCATGCTCATCCAGCAGGGACTCCAGCGAGGTTGCGGTGAGCCGCAGGGCAGCAACCATGAACGGGAAGTCCATCAGGTCATACCGGCTTACAACGCCCATCAGCTCTTTGGTCATCGCGGTGACGCACTCGGCAGAAATGCTGCGGGCATCATCCGGCTTGTTTGCAAGCACTGCCAGCGTCATCCGCAGCGCATAGGGCATCATTTTCTCAGCCATTGTCTTTGTCCTCCTTATACTCGCTGACGACCTCCGAGATTGCATAATCGCGGTGGTACGTCCAGCTATCGTCATTATCAATGTACTTCCGCATCAAGACCGCTGCACGCGGGGCGAGCGCATTGAGCGTCGTGCGGTCAAGCTCATAGGCTTCCATAAGCTCCTCATCGGTGAACTGTGAGATATATTCCCGCACGTCCTCCTCATAGCTCCGAAGCTCATGCTCGGAGTAGGAGCGAACCAGCTCACAGCCATCCAGCGGCTTCGGGCAGTAATCGGTGCAGCCATCATCATGGATGCCCGGCTTCTTCCCAGTCAGGAACGGGGCCATGCAGATGCCCTGCGGGTTGAACACGCAGGTTTCAGAACAGCATTCAGTGCAGAGCTTCTGGCAGTGCAGCAGGCTCGTGATGCTTGCCGCGTTAGAGGCATCCTCGTTGTAAATCAAGTAGGCAATGCCCTTGCTATGCCGTTCATCAAACCAGCGCCAGATGTCAACGCGGCTGGTTCCTGCCGGGAAATCCAGAAACGGGGCCTCCATCGTTTCGGTGGAGGGGTCCATAGGGACATCCCCGAACTGCTTCCACAATTCTTCAAGCAGCGCATCGCGCTCTCTCAATGTTCTCATTACCAACGCCTCCCCAGAAAGAGCCTCGCCAAGCCCACAACAGCCATCGCCCCGACGATTGCCCAAAAAGCAGCGCAGAGGATGTCCGTGGCCGTTTCGAGCCACTGATCTACCACGATCAACCATGCCATCATCATTTTGCCTCCCCTCAGCCGAATACCAAATCGCCGAACAGGGCGTACTGGATTATCGCGTCGGCACATCCCGCGTCAATCTCGCCGCAGTCCACCTTGCCGTCGCCGCTCACAGCTCCGTAGCA